CAGTTTTTTGGTATAGGTGTACCAGAAAATATGGATGATGCTCAATCAATTATGAATGGTCATGCAAGAATGGCTATTGATAACTTAGCATTAGCAGGTAACTTAGTATTTGATATTGATGAATCTGCTTTAGTAAATAATCAAAGCATGGAAGTATTTCCAGGTAAGATATTTAAAAGACAAGCTGGTGTTCCAGGTCAAGCAATATATGGAATTAAGTTTCCTAATACTGCACCAGAGAATATGCAAATGTTTGATAAGTTTAGACAACTTGCAGATGAATCTACAGGAATACCATCATACTCACATGGACAAACTGGAGTACAAAGTATGACAAGAACAGCATCAGGTATGTCAATGCTTATGGGTGCTGCATCATTAAATATAAAAACAGTAATTAAAAATATAGATGATAGTTTAATTAAACCTTTAGGAGAATCTATGTTCCAATGGAATATGCAATTCTATGAAGGTGAGTTACCTATCATTGGAGATTTTGAAATTAAAGCAACAGGTAGTTCTTCTTTGATGAGAAAAGAAGTTAGAAGTCAAAGACTAACAATGTTCTTACAAACAATTCAAAATCCACAAATAGCTCCATTTGTTAGAATATCAGAAGTCATAAAAGAATTAGCATACTCTTTAGATTTAGACCCTGATGAAATATTAAACTCTAAAGATGAAGCAGAAATTCATGCTAAAATAATAGGATACCAAAATGTTAACCAAGGAACTAGCCCTCAAGCTATTGACCCTAGTCAACTCGGAGCAATGGCAGAGTCTGGAGGAGTACCTCAACAAGGTGCAGGAGCAGACAACACAGGAAATGGCGAAATCCCAGAACCTACAGATAATCCACCAATGCCAGGGCAGATGGAATTTTCTGGAACGACTGAAGAACCTGCCTAACCAAGTAAACGAATTAAAAAAAAGTGTTGACTAATAACACTTGCATTGTTATAATAACAACTAAGGATTAGAATTATGATGAAAAAAACTAAACTCATTAATATGGCTACTGGTGGTCTTATGAATATGCCACCTTTTATTAAAAAATCTGAAGAAGAAAAAGAAAAGGGTATTACTGCATATGATGTTAATACACCTAAAGAAGCTAGACAAGGTTTACCTTCAAGATTATTAGCACCTTCAAGAACTAGATTTGAAGTAGGTGGTAATTTAGATAAAGATGGTAGTGGTGATATAACTCAAAAAGATATTTTAATAGCAAGAGGTGTTCTTGATGGAGATGGTAATTTAATTTCAAAAAAGAAAGCAGCATATGGTGGTTTAATGAAAAGACAAAAATATAATGTTGGTCAATCAGTAGCTAAATTAAAAGAAATAAAATTACCTATTGATGATGATGTATTAGATGAAGATACATTTGAAGAAGCTCCAGCAGAAGGAGATATTCCAGGTGAAGCTAATGCAGTTAAAGATATTTTAATTAAAAGACAAATAGAAAAATTAGAAGCTATGGAATCTATTACTGATGATGAATCTCAAAAACAAAAAATTAAAAATCAAATAGACCAATTAAAAAATAAAATGACTAAAGTACAAGCTTCTACTGGTGGATTATTAAAAATGTCTATTGGTGGTCAAGCAGGTTTATCTGAAAAATATGATAGACGAAGAGATTATCAAGCATATGCAGAGGGTGATATGGTTGAAGATGAATCATTAATGTCTCCACCAGATATGAATCCTAATATGAAAATGGAAACTGAAGATGATATGGATATGGGAGATATGGATGCTGTAGTAGATACATCAGCTTTATCAGATGAAGAAGAAAAAGTTGTTGATGATGCAGTAGAAATGTTTCCAGAACTAGAAGCTATTATTCCAAAAATAGTTGCAACA